CTATGACGGACAGGTTGCCTATACAGTACGCAAGGAAGACGTCGTTCACATTCAGGGCTTCTGGTACGATCCCGAGAAAACACTTGGTGGTGGTAGCCCTGTTGAGTTAGCAGCGCAGTCTATCGAGGGGTATAACGAAGCTACGTCGACGGTGTTTAACATCCACAAGAACGATGCCATGCCGAAGACGTTGCTAGTGTACGATGAGGAACTCAGCAGCGAACAGGCTTCACTTGCACAAAAATCTTTTTCTCGCAAGTACGGAGGCGAACGTCGTGGTAGCGTGGGTATTGTCTGGGGTGTTAGAGACGTCAAGCGCCTTGCCCTCGACTGGAACGAACTGGGCTTGTCTGATACCTTCGGTCAGTACGAGACGCGGATCTGTGGTGCTTACAAGGTGCACCCGATTATTGCGGGAACGCACATGGGGCTGTCCTCTGCGACCTACAGCAATTTTGAACAGGCAAGCAAGGACTTCACTAACATGGTGCGTGTTCCCTTCTGGAATATGATTGCTGACCAGATCAACGCACAGCTTGCTATCCCTGAATATGGCGTGCAACTTGGTTTCGATCTCTCGACAGTGCAGGCACTGGCTGGTGAGACCATCGCCATGGAGGCGGTATCTACGGACAACGACAGCGACGTAGACGATGATTCAGACGTCGACGACACACCCGAAACACTAAGCCTCGGAGGTGGCGTGTCTTCGGACAAATACTTTCACAAAAACTACAGCGTTACCGTAGGCCCTGAAACAAAAGCCTGGCTACACCATCCCGATTCGCAGGTCTACGCCAAAGCATACGACGACCTACTGAACAAGCAATCCGAGAATATCGCTAAGGAGTGGGGGCGTGTGCTCGATGATCTCTACGACACCATCACGGCTGACGTTAAGGCGCTCCGCATCGAGACGAAGATAGACGATCAATTCAGCCTCGATGTCTGGGAAAAGAACTTCGTTGACGGAACCGAGGACAGCCGAACCGAGCTGACCGAAATTGTGCTGGCATTAGCACAGGAAGAGGTCGACGCTGAGGGCGAGTTCACACGGGGCCGTGAGGCTGGTATAACAGAGAGCGCCAATAAGATAGCGGACTCCGTAGGAACCATCAGAACCGACATCCAGACTCTACTACGACAGAACGCAGGCGTTGGTGAGGAGGAACTGGCAAGGCTTTTGAAGGAAAAATTTTCTGACCTGAAGGTATCACGTGCTAATGCCATCGCTCGCACTACAGCCACAGCCACAACGGGCACGGTGCAGAAATCCGTGTGGGATGAGTTGGGCGGGATCAAAAGGTCATGGGTGGCATTAGCAGGGGCGCGCGATGCACACGCTGCAGCGCATGATCAGTTGGAAGATGCGAACGGTAACTTTACAGTTGGCGGTGAGACGACACCCTATCCTGCAGGCCCTGGCTTGTCAAAATCTAATTCGGTGAATTGCAGGTGCTTTTGCAGAGCTCGTGAAATGGACTGGCAATCACCCAAGGCCTAACTTGTGGATAATTAAACAACAGCATAACCCAAATTCGTATGGTATGGGGAACACACCATGAAAATTGAACGTAAGACTTTTGAATTTCAAGCCAAGGCAGAGGGTGACAGTGGCGTAATCGAGGCCATCGTCTCCGTATTCAATAACGTCGACAGCTATGGCGACCGTGTTAAGTACGGTTTCTTCGACGAATCGCTGAAGACCAAACTGCCAAAGGGCGTCTGGGCTCACGACTGGAAAACACCAGTGGCTAAGACATTAGAAGCCCGTGAGCTTATGCCAGGCGACGCCATGCTACCTGATAGCTTGAAAGACCTTGGCGGCCTTTATATCAAAGGCCAATTCAATATGAATACACAGCGAGGACGTGAGACCTACTCCGACATCAAGGAAGGTATCATCGACGAGTTCTCGATCGGTTATTCGGTAGTCGAGGAAACATTTGCACAGGATGGAGCACGTGAACTAGTCAAGGGGAAACTCTATGAGTGGTCACCGGTGCTGTTCGGTGCTAACTCACAAACGGCACTTATTAGCGCTAAGGGACTCAATGATGATCTCGAAGACGTTGGAACCGACGTCGATAGACTCATTACGAGGCTGAACGAACGCGCAGAGATTAGGCAGAAGGAAGGGCGCACGCTATCGTCGGCTAACGTGGCACGCCTGACCGAATTGATGGACACACTTACCGCTGCAGTAGGCAATATCAAGATGCTTATTGACGCGGCACAACCGGTTTCCGCAAAGGCTGCTATGGAAATGGAAGCATTGCGGGCATTAGTAAACAAGAGGAAACAATCATGAATTTGCAACAGATCAACGACGCCATCAGCGCCAAGTCTGCAGAGCTCGAAACGCTCCTTGCTAAGACAGAGCCAACGATGGACGAAGTAAAGTCTGCACAGACATTGAACGCTGAAATCGACGCGCTCAATGAGCAGGCTAACGAAGTAAAGTCGTTCGAAGCTATCAAGGCCAAGAACGCACAACGCCAGACAGAAGTGAAGACAGCAGTGAACAAGCTCCCTAAGACAAACGACATCAAGGTCGGCGAATCATCAGCAAAGGCTAACATGCCAGATGCTGAGTACAAGGCTTACGTAACAGGCTTGTTTGTTGGTGGTCTTTCTAACGAGACAGCACGCCAGAAGTACACAGAAGTTACTGGCCTTGATTATAAGACACACACACAAGGCAACGACGCCACAGGCGGTATCTTCGTTCCTACGGAGACATCAAGCCTTATCGTTAACCTGAAGGACACATACGGATCATTCCGTCGCAACACACGTGTTGAACCTATGGGCTCCGAATCCATCCGCATCTTCCGCACAGGCGATGACGTGACGGCATACTGGGGATCAGAGACAGGTACATTGTCATCATCTGACATGTCATTTGATGCAGTGACGTTGAACGCAAAGAAAATGTATGCCCTTGCAGTTCTCTCTGAAGAACTCGTAATGAACAGCACACAGAACCTCGGCCTTCGCTTTGCTGAATCGGTTGCACGCCAGTTCGCAAAGAAGGAAGACGAAGCTGGTTTCTTGGGTGACGGGACTTCAACATACGGCGGTGTTCTCGGTCTTGCTGGCAAGCTCCGCAAGGTTCTCGAGGATGGCGGCGGAACATGGACGAACGACACGCACAAGGGATACCTCGGTTCAGCACAGGTATGTGCTGGCAACACCTTTGCTGAGGTTACAATGGGCAACCTGATTGCTGGTATGCGTAAGGTTCCAACATACGCACTCACGGGTGCCAAGTGGTACTTCAACAAGGTAGCCTTCGGCGAAACAGCAGAGCGCCTCGCATACGCACAAGGCGGATCAACAGCTGCAGAACTTGCTGGCTCATTTGGTCAGCGCCTCTTCGGCTATCCTGTCGAGTTCGTTGATGTGATGCCATCAGCAGACGCAAACAGCCAGGTGTTTGCTTACTTCGGTAACCTTACACAGGCTGCAACTCTTGGCGATCGCATGGCAACATCGATCAAGCAAGATGCAAGCAAGGGCTTCGACACGGACACAATCTATGTTAAGGCTACTCAGTACCTCGACATCAAGGTACACGAAATGGGCAACTACAACGCTACTGCAGCATCACGTACAACAGGCCCTGTTGTTGGTTTCGTAACTATTAACTCATAAGGTGACAACATGAACGCACTACAAAATGTGAAGGTTGTCAACGTTACGCCACCAGCTGCAATCGTTGACAATGCATCGTTTACAACTAACAGCATCGACACGGCTGGCTTTGGTAAGCTCGCTGTTTACTTCAGCCTTGGTGCTACTGACATAGCAATGGCAGCCCTCAAGCTGCAGGAGTCAGATGTAGATTCAAGCTATGCTGACATCACAGGCTGTGTTTACGGAGCGTCGGGTTCACCGGCACTGCCAACAGCTAACGATGATAACAAGGTCTTCGGGTTCTTCGTGAACCTCGCAGGTCGCAAGCGTTATATCGACGTCGTTGCTACAGCTGGCGACGGGTCGACTGGTACTTTCGGATCTTGCATCGCTGTTCTCTATAACGGCGAAGGCATCAACGATGCTACCGAGCGTGGCCTCGCTGCGAACATCATCAAGGACTAATCTGTTCTGACGACTGGGCCCACGGGCCCAGTGGTGAGCACAGCAAAGGCATACAATGATTATCCTATCGTCATCTGGCGCACGTGTTGATTTGGAGCTACGACAAGGGGCAGCCTTTGCACGTACCTTTACACATAAGACGAACGGGGTGGTGACCAACATAACAGGTTACACCTTCGCCGGCCAGATTAGGACTATCGACAACGTGCTGGCTGCAACGTTTACGATTACGACAGTAAACGCTTCGCAAGGTACGTTTTCGGTAGCATTAAGTGCAGCGACTACGGCATCGTTGACGGTGGGCGAGGTGTACGTCTGGGATTTGGAACAGACGGTCTCAAGTTCAACGAACGAACTTCTCAGAGGTTACGTCACTGTTCTCGGTGAGGTGACGCAGTGAGCACCACGATAAACGTAGACCAGTCGACGATTAGCCTGAACATTGCAGACGAAGATGTAAAGCTGAACGTTGATCAGTCAACGATTACGTTGGACGTGGCATCAGGTGGGCTCGTGCCTATCTCTGATGACCTCACACTGGTCGCTGGCGAAAACCTGTCTGCACTTCGTGCTGTTACTACAAACTCCTCGGGGCAGGCTGTGTACGCCAGCAACAACACGCTTGCTAATGCACAGGTTGTGGGCATCGTATACACGGCCGCAAGCTCAGGGGCGAACGTGACCATTAAGATCTCCGGTATCTTGACAGATGCCAACTGGAACTGGACGAAGGGAACGGTTTACCTGGGCACCAACGGAACACTAACACAGACGGTGCCAACGAACGGCGCTATCGTAGTTCACGTAGGCAAGGCCTTAACAGCGACGAAACTACTAATTGACATAGACACAATCATTCAAACGGTGTAACATGGCAGAAAAGTATATCAAAAATAACGCGGGGCAGCTTGCAGAAGTTGAAGGTACAGTATCATCTTCAGGCGCAACGGAAGCGGGCAAGATTGTAGCTCTCGACGGATCGGGCAAGCTGGACAATTCAGTATTGCCAACAGGTATTGGGGCTACTGTTAAGGTTGCAGCGACTACCGAGAACCTATCGGCTGGCAACCTCGTAAATCTGTTCAACGATGGCGGCACAATCAAGGCACGCAAGGCAGACGCAAGCAACGGACGTCGTGCTATCGGCTTTGTTTTGACAAACTCGACATCACCTAACAACGCAACTGTGTACCTCGATGGTACGATTACAGGACTCACAGGTTTGACACCCGGCGCTGCTTATTATTTGAGCGGAGCGACGGCGGGCGCTGCATCTGCAACGGCTCCGACAACAGCAACCTATATCTCACAAGAGATCGGCATCGCTCTGTCAGCAACCGAGATCAACTTTGAAGAACAGCAACCTATCACGCTGGCCTAATTTATGGCAGTCAAGAAACCATTAGTCCTAGCGTCTGGTCAGATTCAGGAACTGCAAAGCGGTGACGAGATCAACATAGACGCTAGCGACATTACGACCGGAACGGTAGCAACCGCACGGCTCGCTACTGGTACGGCTGATAGCACGACGTTTTTGCGTGGTGACCAGACGTGGGCTGTGCCTTCTGGTGGTGGTAGTACTGTTACGCCGTTGCATCCTTTTCTTTTAATGGGGGCATAATGCCAAGCGGACAAGTCTATAAAGTGCTAGGCCAATCCTGCCCAGCTAACACGAACGCAACCGACCTATATACCGTACCATCTTCAACCGAGACGGTGGTGTCGTGCATTACCATAGCAAACATCACATCGACCGCGTACACGTACCGCGTGGCTGTCAGACCTGCGGGTGCATCTATTGCAAACCAGCATTACATAGCATACGACGTGACGGTCAATGCCAACGACTCGACAACGCTAGTGCTAGGCATAACGCTTGCGGCTACTGACGTCATCACGGTGCGGTCATCCAATGCTACGTCTATTTCGTTCTCTGCTTTTGGTTGTGAGCTTACAACGTGAGCGTAAGATCAGCACGATATAACCTGCTTTCATTGCGTAATCCAAAGGGGCTAACGGTCATACCTGAAGAGCGCGATGCGTGGGCTTTCCTAGATGCAGCTGGTATCAAGTCATCACGACAGCAACGTGCTGTTATTGAGCTTGTGCGTGGGCTGAAGAATGCCCAGCTCTGGACGAAGATGAAAGCCATATACCCGTTCGTGGGTGGGACGGCGACGACGCATAAGTTTAACCTTAAAGACCCGCGCGATGCGGATGCGGCGTTTAGATTGTCATTCTTTGGTGGGTGGACGCATTCGTCAAATGGGTCAGTAGGGAATGCTAACAATGCCTATGCCGATACTTTTCTTGTGCCGTCTATTTCCTTGACAAATATAAATTTGCACCTATCGTATTATTCCCGTACTTCATCTACGGCAACAACGAGTTGCGAATTAGGTGTATCAAAGCAATACGGTGGCAATGACTTTGTGCAATTAAGATCTGCCGCTAATTACGCCGCAGGTGACGTTAATACAGTATTAAATTATACAACAACTAACAACGCTTCCGGTTATTGGTTAGCATCGACACGGGCTAACAATGATAGAAAAATATGGTTAAATACTAATTCAGAAGCTACTTTAACAACTGTAAACACAAGTTTTATAACTGCTTTTAATCTCTATTTAGGTGCAAGGGCTAATGTTACGTTGGGTGGATACCAAGCAGTATTGTATAGCGACAAGCAATGTGCCTTCGCCACGATCGGCGACGGCCTGACAGACACCGACGCAACTAACCTCTACAACATCGTTCAACGCTACCAAACTTCACTCGGAAGACAGGTATGATACTTTCACAGATTCCAGTAACAGAGCTAATTAACTACTGCGCCAAGCTAACACCAGAGCAAGCGGACTCATTGCGTGGTCAGGTGTTCTTGCAGGATAGCTATTTCAATCCTATACACGACATCGAGGATAACTGGATTATCTCTGCGCAGGAAGTGGCGTATTGCGCTAACCCAGAGTTCCTATGGATTAAAGACTTGCCAATGATACCATTCGTACCAAAGCCAGCGCCGCCGTTGTTTGGAGGTGAGGCATGACCGTAGAGACTATGTTCGGCATCATCATGAGCACAATGCTAGCCATCATCGGCTTCTGGGTTAAGACGCTAGTAAATGATTTCCGCGAAACACGTGACAACGTGATTGCCATGCACGAAGTGATGAGCAATACAACCAACGAAATCATTGCTCTTAAAAAATCAGATGAGCTAATAACACAGCGCATTGTTGAGATAATCGAGCGGCTGGTAAGATTAGAAGAACGAACGAATGTGCAGCCTGCTGCAAAGAAAGTTTACAAGCGTGTCACTAAGTGAAGACCCGATAATTACAAAGGTACTTCCGAGGCGCATAGAACGGCCGAACGTATTCCAGAAAATACGACCTGTTCAGCCGTTGCCTGTCGTCGATGCTGAAGAACAGCCGAGCACTAACATTGTTGATAAAATCCACAATGGGTGGATTATGTTGCGACTGATACCTCACTTATTCACTATCTCCCGAGGTCTTCTCATGAAGAACTGGAAAACAACCGTTGCAGGCGTCGTGTCTGCCATCGCCCTTGTGGTGAACTCGGTTACTGGTTACACTATCCCACAGGAAGCGATCACTGCGGTCGCTATCTTCATCATCGGTTTTTTCGCTGAAGATTCCAAGTAAATAGACAGGGCCAGACATGCCGCGTTTACGCCTGTCAGATGTAGAGTACGATGCCGTACGGGAAATCATAGAAGATTACCGTGCGGCTCGTATGAAGAAATCCCAGATTAAGGGTGGCATAATACGCGGCGCTGAAATCAAGAACGCACATGCCTTCGCTGCTGAGAACCCTGAGCTGATGGCTACCAAGGTCGCCAAAGCCAAGTCAGCCCTTGCCAGCGTTCACGAACGCGAAGCTGAAGCACTCAAGAAACTGCGAACAGCCGAGGCCCCACCTACCGAATATGGGGCGGTTCCCTTCGACGATGCCATAGCAGGCGAACTACGTGATGACGAAGTATGCGAAATACGACCTGGTAAGATAGGCATCATCTCGGATGCACACTGGCCATTCCATGACCTACGCAAAGACGCAGCCGGTAATTTCTACGGCGCATATTGGACGGCAATAGAAACACTCCGTGATGAGGGCATAGACACGCTCGTATTAAACGGCGATATGTTGGACGTCTACAACCTGAGCGATCACGAAAAGGTTGAAGGGAAACGGTCGTGGAAGTGGGAGCTCGATGTTGCCATCGCCATGCTGAAACACCTAAGGGCTTTCTTTGGGGACAACGTACGGATCGTCTACCGTGAGGGCAACCACGAAGAAAGATACCAGCGCTACCTTGCACGTAAGGCGAAGGAACTAATCGGCACCGTTTACCTCGAGGAGTTTTTGAAACTACGTGAACTCGGCATCGAGTGGGTATCAAAACGCGGTAAGATGCAGGCTGGCCAGCTGTGGATAGATCACGGTCATGAGTGGTTTGGTGGGGGTGGTGTAACACCAGGGCGAAACTACCGAATGAAGGCTCTCGACAATATCCTAGTGGGTCACGTGCATAGAACGTCCACGGACATGATTCGCAGGCCCTTAGACGGGTCTTTCATAGCAGGGTGGTCTGTTGGGTGCCTGTGCGACTTAAACCCTTTCTACGCGGCTCGTAACGGCTGGAATCACGGGTTCGCTCTTGTCGACCTTCAGGACTCGGGACGTTTCACAGTTTATAACAAGATGATAATTGACGGAGAAGTGAGATGATCCCCACGTCGTTCAAACTCGGAGGCCACACATGGCGTGTGCGGATGTGCAAGATGCGCGGTGCCTATGGCGAGTGCGACGCTGAGAAACACACCATCCGCATAGCAACCCACGTAGACGGCCGGCTGACTACTATAGAAACTCAACTCAAGACGTTCTTGCACGAATGGTACCACGCTTTCGAGGCCGCCACAGGGCAAGACCACAACGAAGAACGGACAAGGTTGTTCGAAGAAATGGCCTGGCAATCCTACAAAACATCGAAGGGAAACCAATTAGATGTCTAACAAGTACAGCTGGCTAAAGATTGCCGAAGGTGAAAAGGGCATCAAGGAAATCACTGGCATCTCGTCGCACACTCCGAGGATCCTAGAATACCACGCCTTAACTACGTTGAAAGCCAAAGCAGACGAGGTGCCTTGGTGTTCGTCGTTTGTGAACTGGGTTTTCGCCAAAGCTGGCTACGCCATCACACGATCCGCTGCAGCCAAGTCATGGCTGAAGTGGGGGCGAGAGGTACCGATGCAGTACGGCTGTGTTGTTGTCTTGAAACGCAAGGGCGGCCACCACGTCGGTTTCTACACAGGCGAGAAGGGTGACAGCGTGTATCTTCTCGGTGGTAACCAGTCGGATAAGGTGTGCGTAACTTTGTACAAGAAAGACCTAATTTTATCAACACGTTTTTCAAGTGATTTGAACGAAACCGACCAGGCAATTTTTGACGTTGTGGGGATTAAGTAAATGGCATTAGTCACTGTCTCTGATATTAAAACAAGCTATCTCAACATCGGAGACAGCACGCAAGACACGCGCATCCTTGGTTTCATCCTGCAGGCTGGCTCTATTATCAAGGGCATCTGCAAACAACCTATCGAAACCGAGACCGTAGCGCTGGACTTCGTAGGGAACAGGATGCAGACCTATATCCTACCGTACACCGTGCCTGTTACATTGACATCACTGCAGTATAAGGAACACGTCGACGATGCAACCTGGACAACAGCCACAGGTGCTATCGTAGTGAAAGCAGACGGTGTATATCAGGTGTACTATGACGAAGGTCTTAACTACGTTCTGTGGCGTGCAAATCTTACGGTCGGTTATACAGACGCCACTGCACCTGCTGATATTAAAAGTGTTTGCTCGGAAATGGTCGTGGAGTTATTCAAAAACACTGATTACTCAGGGCGTGAAAACAGGATCGGACTTCAGTCGGTGGCTTCGTCAGAGGGCGGCACGACAGTAACGACCGTCTATCGTGACCTGACAAACCGATTCCGTGCACGGCTGGCACCGTATATTGTTAGGGCTTGGCTGTGATTAGTGTTGACGAATATGTACGTTTAATTCTAATGGGCTTGCCTGCAGCGGCCAAGGACGCATTGGATCCACAACGGATGCAGACTGCCCTTGCTGTAGACATTTCGAAGAACTACGGCGAGACAAACCGCAACCCGAAGTACCCACGCAAGCCGCAAGGGAGCACTTTGCAGCTGGTAAGTGGCAACCTGTTCAAGGCTGCCACAGTATACAGGGCCAAGGGCAACAAATCGCGGTATGTTGAAAGTGGCAGCACGTACACCTTCATTCTTGAAATCGACTTAAACGTCATACCATACGCTCGCATTCATGAATACGGTGGCACTATAAACCATCCAGGGGGAACGCCTTACTTTATAGGTGATGATGGACTGGCCAAATTTGTATCAAAAGCCAAGGGTGGTGATTTGCCAGTAACCAAACCCCATACTATAACGATTCCAGCAAGGCCATACATTCGCCCTGCTTTTGAGTCTTTCCAGACAACAACGTTTCCCCGTATCATCGACATAATGCTACGTAAACTAGCCGAGGCTTCGTCATGAGCACCACATCGAAGTACGCTATGGCGTTGGATCTTGTCAAGGACAAACTGTCTGACGATAAGACCTTCAACGTCATCAACGTATTCACCAAAGAAACGGCCCTGTCTAATACCAAGGCGAACGTTTACGTTAACATCATCAGCGACACGTTAACACCTCTGAACACGGAGTCGGGATTCCGCACCTCAATACGTCGTTTACTGCTGGGCATCTACGCAGTCCAGAAGAACAGCCTTGACTCACAGGAACTTGGCACTGCTACCATCATGCACGGGCAACTCAGCGAGAAAATAGATAAGGCTATGGACGCTGTCGAAGCTACGCTCCCTTATTCAGACGTCACCAGTGCAGGTTATACTGTAACACTGCACAGCATCGAAACGGGCAACGTGACAGGCTACGTCGACGACAAGTCGGACAAGGTGGGACTGTTGTACGAAGTAACTATATCTTATCTCCAGCAAGCATGACTGTATCTGAACTGATGAAGCATCTTCGCCAGATCCACAGCGTCTATGGTGACATCGACGTCAGGGTCGACTCGGATCTGTTCACGGATCACAGGCCACGCGATGTGACTAGTACGACCGTGCAGGAATTCTTTGTTCGTGATGTTCAGGAGATCATCATCGGTCAATTCTTAAACGAACCATCACAAGCGAAAGTTGTTCTATATGTCGGCAACGAACCAAAGCTCAGAGCCTAAACAGGTAGACGTCAGTTTCGCCTGCATAGCACACAAGAGCGAAGCACACCACGTCATGCAGATGATTGCAACGCTACCTAGCGGCTGCGAGGTGGTCGTGCTTTGGAATGAACAGGGCGACAATTCAGAGGTTGTAGAACGTAAAAAGATAACACTTAACAACGGCACCGTTGTTCGTTACTACGAAACGCAGTGGCAAGATTTGCACTTCGGGAATCTTCGCAACCTTTGCATTGGTCTCTGTTCTCGCGGGTGGGTCATGTGGATAGACGCCGACGACCGTCTGCTAACTCACCAGCATAATTGGTTTGACGACTTGACGATTTACCCCGCCGGTGTTGGCGGGCTTGTGTGCGGATGTGTTGGAGTACAACCGAAGCACGAAGGCAATACTAATGTTATGAGATACCATCATCCACAGACGAGGGTGTTTCGTAACAAGAAAGACTTTGCTTTCAAGGGTGCTGCACACGAACAGATCACATGGTCGATAGAACAGCAGGGGCTGACATTAGAGACCTGTTCACTGTTAGTGCACCACGTAGGCTATGAAGTCGACGCCGACTCGATGATGGCCAAGGTGAGGCGTAACGTGAGAGGGCTCGCACGTGAGATCGCGGACTGTACCGACGACGACCAGTTAGTTTACTGGACGCAGATGATACACCGTGACTCAGGATCATTTATGTATTATGTAACTAAGGACAAATAACATGGCACTCGCAACACGGGTCGTCGCCGGTGGTAATACCTTCGGCGCATGGACTGTCGAAGACACCGGCACAATTGGCGTCGGTTCGACATACCTCTACAAACTCAATGATAACATCATCTCAACAGATGTAACACGTGACGCTGCTTCTGGTGCTTACTCGATTTCTATCGAGCACGTCGAAGACACGCAGGCGCTGCAGACGTTTATCGAGACAGCAACCAACACAGGCGCAGGCGCTATCGAGGACCTGCTTCTCGAGAACGGCACTAATGAGACTGGCTCGGCTCAAAACCAGAAGCTAATCTGTGCAGTCAAGGGCGGTCTTGCTGGTGGTGGTAACCAGCAGAATACAGCCGTTCGTAAGGTAGGCGTTTTCCCACAGCGCCTGAACAACGAATCGGGTGGATGGACACAAGCGGGCGAAACATACAACCGCGTCACATTGTCTTTCGAAGGCTTCAAGCTGCAGAACCCTATCACTCTCGCTGCTACATACTTCACTGACTTCATGACGTCGGCCGTACCTGTAACGCTGTTCGGAACAATTCCATACGGAACTGTAGTCTATAAGTAACCTTCCGAGGTTACCTGGTGGGGGCCGTTCGCGGCATGGCGGCCCCTGCCTATTTTGTTTCACATGCCGTAACAAGAGGACTTGTCATGCCGTCAATTAAACTCTATTTCGTGGGTGAACAGAAAGAGATCCCGCTGAAGAACATCATCTCGCGCCGTATCATCAAGGCTGTCGAGAACCCAATCGCAACGCTTCGCAGTCTAGGCCAGAACGCGGCTTTCCAGAAGGCCCTGCAGGAATCGCCCAATGCTGCCAAGATCGTTACCTTGTCGGGTGGTGCTAACTCCGTGCACGCTGCACAGATTGGCAAGGAAATTCGTGAGGCTATCCCTAACATCACCGACTCTGATCTGCAGTCGATGGTAACACAGCGCATCCAGTCGGAACTTCTCGAGTCGTTCCCGAACATCTGGCAAGCCCTGAACAATCCAATTACAGAGTTCCCGCTGGACAACGACGACGCCATCAACGCCTGCATTGAGGTGCTGAAGGTCATAATGGATTTATCACAGCTGACCGAAGAACAAAAGACACTCATGTCCGTTTCCGAATTCTGGGAAGACCAAGACCTGACGGAGGTGGTCGAATCCGTCAAGTGGTTTCGAGGCGTCGCTAAACTCTGAGGTCGCAGCCGTCGCTGAGATATACGAAGCCTACGACGTGCTGACGAAAACGCCTGTTGACGACACGGGCAAGCCTTACCCCAAGCGCATCACAGGAACCGACGTAGTGCCAGCACATGAGCACGACGTTCTTATGGCCATCGAGATCGGCAAGTTGTGGAAAATGACACCCGACGAAGTGGTAGTTTCCCTCACAGCGTCGGAATTTCTGCGAAGGGTCGCACTTGTGCGGGCTCATTCATGGGATCAACCGACCGATTCACAGATAGCTAAGAACAGGCACGAACGCCGAATCGGGAAACGATAATGGCAGTTTTTAAGAATGAACTTCAACTGGACACTAGCGGTTTTTCATCGTCACTGAAGAAAGCCGCTAGTGATTCCAAGACGTCAGCAGATCAGATAAGCAAGGCCCTAAACATCGACGCTGTTGTCGATACCGACGGTGCCAAACAAAGCCTCAAAAGCCTTGAAAACGTAGCGGAGACAACAGGTAAGAACGCCGCGTCTTCGCTGTCGGATTCTTTCAAGGGTGCGTTTTCTGGCGGTCTTATCGGTGGCGTTGCTGCACAGCTCGGGGGCGTGCTGCAGGAAGGTCTGTCACAGGCCATAGCAGCGGGTTCTAATTTCGAGACCGCCCTGCAGTCGGTATCAGCTGTAACTGGCGTTACGGGCGATGGATTGAATGACCTGGGCGAACGTGCCAAGGGATTAGCTGAACAGTTTGGAGGATCAGCAACAACACAGCTGGAGGCTTTCCAGACTGTGCTGTCTAAGTTTGGCCCTGATCTAGCAAGCACACCCGAGGCATTGTCTGCAGTTTCCGAGAACGTTAACGTACTTGCGAAGGCTGCAGGCCTCGATGCCAAGGCTTCCGTAGATGCGCTTTCTAACTCAATGCTACAGTTCGGCATCGACGCAAGCGATCCGGCGAAGCTCGCGGAGGAGTCAGGGCGTTTTATTAACGTTCTTGCGGCCTCTGCTAAGGTGGGCGCCGCTGAAATCCCACAGGTGGCAGACGCTATCCTGCAGGCTGGTGTCGCTGCTAAGGGCGCCAACTTATCCTTCGAAGAAACCAACGCCGCTATTCAGGCCCTCGCTGTAGGTGGCAAGGTAGGCTCCGAGGCTGGCATTGGGCTTCGTAACGTTTTGGGCTTATTGATTAAACAGTCAGGCCCCGGCGAAGATGCTCTTAAGGGCGTTGGTTTGTCGGTTAAGGATCTCGGGGAAACGCTTACAAGTCAAGGCCTGTCGGCTGCACTTACGAAGTTGCAAGGCGGAATCGACAAGCTCGGCACCGATGCGGAGAAAGCAGCGTTTAAGGCCACTCTGTTCGGTACGGAAAACGCGGCAACGGCCGGTATCTTGCTAGACAACATCGGCAATATCGAGGCGTTCACAGATGGCGTAACAGGCACAAGCGAGGCCTTCGATCAAGCGGCAAAGAATAACGACACCCTAGCGGCTCGGTTTGATAAGTTTAAGGCCGCTATTGAGGTAGGTTTGATCAACGCATTCCAAACGTTGGCCCCTATTGTTAAGGCAGTGTTTGATAACTTCGACGTAATCGGCCCTATCCTCTTAACAGCAGCGGCTGCAGTCGGTGCCTATGCACTAGCGACTAATGCAGTAGCAATCGGGCAAGGTATAGCAGCAGCGGCAACGGCAGCATGGAACGCTGTGTTGGCATTAAACCCAATCGGGCTTGTGGCTGTTGCTGTTGTTGCAGCTACCGCTGGTATTATAGCTCTTGCTGATGCTATGAACATTTCAGCCGAGGAGGCTTTAGAAAACGCCGAAGCTGAGAAGAAACTTGTCGAGCAACAAATCAAGGGCAACAAAGAACGCCAGACGACGGTGAAACAAACCAAGTCATTGGCTGAACAGTTCACTGAACTTGCCAAGAAAACAAACCGAACGGTCGAAGAGGACAAGAAACTCCAGCAGATTCAGGGCAAACTTGATGAGCAATATCCAGACCTTATCGATCAAACCAAGACCTTCTCGGAAAACCTCGATGGTGTGCAGAAGATCTCTAAACTGACTACCAACGAACTCAACAAATTAGGCGACGAAGCAATCGGTCTGCAGAACAAACTTCGACAGGCTAATCAGACGTTGCTCGCTGCACAGCGTGACGTCGCACTCGAGGAGTTTAAGGACGTATTTAGTGATATTCTGGGCAACGTCGACAACTTCGCCATCGACTTCGCAAACCGTCTGTATTCAGTCAAGACACAAGAACAGGCGGACAAGCTACGGATCGCCTTTGCTGAGTTTGCAAACCAGAATATCAAGGACGCCAAAGAGCGCCTCGATGGTATCACGAAATACAACAACGCCCTTAACGCGCAATTAAAAGCACTTGGTAAGGTCGAGGAAGCACAGGCTGCAGCAACTGCGGCCGCTACTCCACCACCTACGCCAACGGCAACGGCTGCTGATGATAAGAAAGCGGAGAAGGAAACCTCACAGTACAAAGCAGCCAAGAAAGCACTCGATCAGTATATCGACAGCCAGAAAACAGCACGCAAGGAATTTGAGTTAACACTAGCACGACGTGAGGCTGCAGGCGAAGCTGTTAACGTTAAGTTTGAACTCGAGAAGTTTGACGTTGCCCAGCTGCAGGATAGGATAACACAAGCACAGGAACTACTCCGCATCGAGTTAGGCCCCGATGGATTACCAGTAAACACGAAGCTACGCCTGTTGAAAGACGAATCGAAGCAGGCTATACTCGATGATTTTCGCGATCTGCAAATCGAGGCTGAACTAAAGGGTCTTAAGTTAAAGGGCCCCGCTGACGTTGAGATTACCGAGGTAAACGTAGTTCGTAGGTCTCAACAAAACATAACCAAAGCGCTACAGCGGCAAGTCGAGTTTCTAATGTTGACAGCGCAGGAACTGCAGTTAAAGCCTACACTTGATGAAACGGCTTTCAAGTCATTTGGAAAAACAGCGATCAAGGGGATACAGGGCATAGATTGGGATGCTGTTTTCAAGAAACCCGAAAAAGCGTCTGAAGAGGCAACCAAGAAAATAGTTGACGACATCACATCTGGCACACTAGCATACCAAGATGCAGTTGACGAACTAGCGGGTTCATTGGGCGAAGTGCCTAGTTTGTTTGATAAGATCCTAGGCAAACTGAACGAAAAGTTTACAGCCTTAACTCAGGAAAACATTAACGTTCTTGCAACGGCTGCCGAAGGTGCCACGGCTTTTGCTGACATCTACGACGAACTGGCCACCGTCGCTGGCTCTGCATTTGCCCAGATCCTAACTGAACAAAAGGACTTCGGCAAAGCAACTGTATTGTTGGCACTCGATGTGTTGACGGCATTGGTGCCTATCTTCATTGCTCAAATTTTCGGTAAGGAATTTGTCGAGAAGTCACTAGCGGGCGCTGCCATAGCTGCAGCTGCAACGGCAACCTTGCTGGCTCTTCTCGCATCCGCTAAGGCATCGGCTTCGGGCTTCGCCGAAGGTGGTTACACTGGAGACGGTGGCAAGTACACACCGGCTGGCATTGTCCACAAGGGCGAGTTTGTCATCAACAAAGAAAACACCCGCAAATATCGGGGCATCTTGGAACAAATGAACGATGGTAAGTTCCCGCTGGCGTTTCAGGCGCCGGTGGTTTCTACCGACGTGACGGGTGAAATGTCGGGTATGAGGCAAGAACTTGCTGCCATCCGCAGACGTCTGGACTCGATGCCGAACGGAATACAGGGACAGATGGCCGTCGCCGTGGACGTGGGCATGGACACATATTTGTATGAACGTAACAGATACCGCGCCGCTGTGCGTGGTTTAAGGGGTTAACATGGCAGGCAATAGTTCATGGCAGATGTGGTTATACGCTGCCAATGCCGACACATCATCGACGGCATACGACACGGTGGCGGCTTCGTCACTGGCGGCCCTGTCAGGGTATGTCAACATCACAACTGGATTCCCAGGCGGTTCGTGCCCTATCCTGGCACCGGCTGAAGATGCCGAATTCGAAACGTCTACGTTAGTCGACATCGGAGGTGGCACCATCGGCACTGCGAACAGGCGCACGATCTGGACTGTCGAGTGCTGGCCGTTCCTGTTTGACGCGTCAACTACCGAAACAGATCTTGATGATTACTTCGCCTTATCCGATGGCATCAACGGCAAGAAATACCTCTGGGTGCGTTTCACGGCCGGATCACGGACAAGCCCGACAACATCGGGACACGTCTATCCTGTCGTGCTGGAGTCATGGCAGGGTTCGCTGAACAAGGAATTCGGCAACCGTAACCTTACACTGGTTTTGAAGCATCGTTTCCGCCAAGCATCGAGTTTGATATAATGCCTCACTATAGAATACAACGCAAGCTGCCTAATGGCTGGAACATCCGGCTGGAACTGCTGCCGTATGACACGGCCCTCGGTGGCACCATAACGCCCCTAGGGGACGTTTGTTTGCTGGAACTGGGTGAACAGACGGCTGAGTTTGACGGGCTACCCTACGGGCTTGTAAAGCCCCAAACTCTGAGCTTCAAACTAGCATGGTCGATGCTGCCGTCAGCTATGCAAACTTATATCGAGAACAGTGTCGACCCGTCTGCGACGGACAAGTGCAACCTGTGGATCCTGTGGTCAGACCGCGGCACGAATGGGGCGACGTATACTGTCGAGTATGCAGGTGTCGAGGATAACGTCGAAGCTGTCGAATTGGAGCCCTTGGATGATGGCAGCTATGCCTACAGTGTTCAGCTTGTCGATATGTTGTTCCATGCTATGAAAACCAAAACAGGCCGTAGCGTTTTTAGTGGTAAGCAAGGCAGAATAAAACCACCTTCTCAAAATACGTTTCAGATAATAATGAAGAACGACCCGTCACGCCAGCAATTTCAAGTTGCTATTGGCGTGACTTTGGGCGACACTTTTGAAGATATAGTTGGTCATATTAGAACGGAAATGAGCAGCCATATCAAAACCAACTACGCACGGACAACATCCACAGCGACGGACATGTTCGATTTCACTGGCGTCGTAGATGATCTGCTGACGACAGCTCTGGAGTTGTATACAATACAGAACATAAACAACACCCCGAGACAGATTGGCACTGCTATAACACCGACTACTGCTGTCTTTCTTACTAATGCTTTCGAGCCAAAATATGCTGGGGCTACCATAGGTGGCCTATACTCCAGAGGTGACAACTACGGATGGGGCCGAAGTGATCTTACTGTATATGACATCATACGCGATCTGTGCGAGGCTATGGCTGTAAAGGCAAGCTATCAGTTCGTCTATCGTAGTGCATCGGGTGTAGATCGTATCACTTGCACCTGGTACGTTAAGCGTATCTGTGGATCACGTGATGGAACTAACACATCAGATGTTGCAGATGCTACGTTGTCGATAGACAGCGCCCTGTCGTTACCGTCAATAGTTAAACGTGGTGACAACATCGGCAAAGTCGAGGCACGATATGAGACCAGTAACCAAGACGACGCCACAGAAATCACAAGGCTCAAAAAAGGCTCACGTTCATCACGCTCAATGAACATAGAACCTATCATCCACAACATACCTGTAACACTTAATAAAGACTACCATAAGAGTGTCGGTCGTTCTGACATCTTAAAACAAACAAATCACATCATGTTCCTAAATTCTATCAAGGATTTTATCAAGGTTCATGAAACGACTAAATACTGGTACGGCCCAAAGTCAACACAATGGGTGAAAATTTCGTCGACGGCATCGGAGCAACCTGTGCAGTTCAAGGCTGATTTAAGCAATGAGGACGCTTTCCGAATACAGATGGCAGCGATGCAGACTCAGACCAGCATGGCTGCTGCCTTGTGTTTACTACACCTTCACGTATTCGCTGACGAAAACAACGCAACGGCCGAGATAGAATACAACTACACAGCCTCGGAATACGTTAGGCCCCAAGGGTTAGCAGGTAGGCATGAGCTCACAGATAACGTGGTAAATACATTTGTAAATATCGACTGGTCACAAGCACTGCCCACCTCGATAAGCATGAACTGGTTTGAAGGTACCTCTAAAGTCCGATATTTTATCGTAGCACAAACCAATTCGCAGGAGGTTTCCTAATGCCTATAAACGACCCTGTAAACAATAGGAAGATAGCACCCGCCTCCCTTGCTTTTGAGCGTAGACGAATGGGTGCCTTTGGTCAGGCATACGCTGGCGAAGCACCTGATGGTGACATCTACAACTACCAATACTACATTGACCTGAACTACAGGATCACTGTGAACAATATGGTCAGCAAGACTTTTCTGTTTACAGAAACCAATAAGATCATGAAGGCTACGGCCAACAGCGAGCACAGGTCGAAGCATTGGGTGGGTGATTACAAGCAGTCTTTCCAATGGGATCTAAACGGCAACTGGTCGTTTATGACGGACGTGTACACACCTGTTCCGTTTAACAATGAGTTCCTGCGGACGCAGGGCATTCAAAACGAATCACTAGACTATGACGACACCTGGTCATTCCGACCAACCGATCAGAACAAAGGCGTCTGGTGGGTGCATACGTACGTACAGATCAGGTATTCGAACACGTCACAGATTGACGAAGCACGTCTTGCCTATTTCGTAAACGGTGTGATGTTTCGTATCATTGATATGGTCGACTATCACAACATGGGAGACGGGCCACACATCCGTGACGCTAGGCTGATGGGTGGGGCACACATCCCACTCCGTGCTGGTGACAAGCTCGAAGTCAAAATGATAGCAAGAACAGGCGGGCCCTCGGAAGAGGGAGGTGTTCTGTTCCCGTCGTCCATCTATGCCTACATTACAGGCCATCGTGAGAACTGCGAACTGAACACAACGGGCAACACAGCCACATCCGGCAACGGGTACGTCTTTTACAAGGGCGCCCAGCCTTAATAACTGAAACTAATCACAAGGAATTATCATGTCCTGCTTACCAAATACGCCAGTAGCTGCCAATATCTTAACAGCTAATGAGTCAACAGATAACGGCTGGATTTCGTTAGGTGGTATCATTACCACAGCGATCAGTCAATACTACCCACTATCTACGTCTGTGCTGACGTTTTCAGGCACTGCCCAGACTTCCAACCAACATCTAATCTTGAGACAGATAGAATTCGAAGAGACGGCAGCGAGTGCTGCCAACATCAAGAAAACACCGTTACTGGTCTTGATATACAACGGCACGTCGCCAACGGCCCCAACATCCGGCGCTGTCTACAATGGTTCTACTACTAACCTAATCGGTGGGTTCTACATTGCAGACACCAACTATGTTCGTATCAGTGACACCGTGTGGAATGCCGTGGTAAAACCTGACCAGTACATACGTGTCAACACTTCAGCACAAGCCTCGAATTTGTTTGCTGTCGTGTTGTCAAATAAGTCAACATCTGTGACCTATGCAGCAGACTCGACAGCACGTGTGCGGATCTTTACAGAGGCTTGCACGGCCCTATGAGAGAACACGTAGTGTTGTTTTTGCGGAGTCTTGAGATTCTGCTAACATTAGAAATGGAGCCTGTTCGCCGTTTTGAACTCCACAAACTGCACAAAGTTTGGACGGAGAGGCTCAAGGCTTTACGATAGACAATAAGGTGACGGATTTGTCTGTTGTGAGAAAAGCATTATATTGTAAACACATAGTTAGCCGCTGTTGGCTTTGGCCATATATGGAGGGGTGAGCTTACCGGTAATTGAAATGGTACTTTCAATCGTTTCAGAAGATGCAGGTAAGTCCGAGAGCCGGGTGATTAAACGTACAGGACTATCGGAAAGTTAAAAACGAGGCGTCAGTACACGCCTACACCCCTCCTAAATTTTAAGCCCGAAAATTTTTTTCGGGTTTTTTATTATTTGCTTGCATTGCAAAGTATTACCCCGTAGATTGCACACAACAAACAACCACAGTATACACGGAGACGATGATGAACGCAATCCAAACAAGCCAAGGTGTTAAAAACAGCATTTTTATGTGGGCTTTAGAAAGCAGTGTATTTGAAGCTATACTTGAGAACATTGCTGCACATTATGGTATTACAAAAGCAGAAGCATTTGATGAAATCACACACGATGAAGCTGAGAATTTGCTTGATTATGTAACTGGTAAAGAACGTGTAGCTGTTAGTGTTCTTGCACAGAAGTACGGACTGGTTTAATATAACGGGGCGCAGCATCCTACACTGCACAACCACCAAGCACACGGAGACCACAATGAAGACACCAATCTACAAGGCTTTCATCCTGACGTCATCAGGTAAGAAAGTTGAAGGCTACGGCAAGACTATGATGGCAGCCTGTCTTGATGCCAAGGCCAAAGCAGAGGCGCAAGCCAAGGCAAAGCCGAAAGGCGGTGCGAAATGAGCATCTCCACCGAACGCTTCGTAACCCTCCACATCGAGCTGTTCAAGATTAGCAACAGGCTCTGCGACCTTGCCAAATCCCTTGAGTGCGAAGGTGTTGGATATAGCGTAGAGCTATGGGAAATCATCGACGAGCTATCGGTAGCTGCAGCTAATTCATTAGACGAAGGGCAGCAGCAGTGATTACAGCCCTTGGCTATTGCCACAAAAGCCGCGCCCATTACACGCCTCACGAACGGGTGTTCCTGGCATCACTACGTGAGTACAAACCACGCGATGTGGAGGTATTCCGCCAGCACTCGCTCGGTAACTTCGGGACAAGCTACAACGAACTCGTAGACACAATGATCCGAGGAGGGCATAGGACGTTCGCCATAGCCAATGACGACATCGTGCTGCGCCCTGACAGCTTCCAACTGCTGAACGAAGACATCGAGATATGCCAGGGAGAACAACGGCACTGGGGAGTCATAGCATCACGTGCTGACTACGTGAGGATGAGCCCGCAGAACATACGGTTCACCTACGGTATGGAACAACAGAGGACAATCCAGAACCAGCAGGAACTGCAGATTATCGCAGTGCCTAGCGTGGCTCCTCTGCTGGCTGTCTACACACGGGAGACGTGGGTAGACTTCCCACCGATCAATTTTTACAGTGACGATGTGCAGTGCTTCGACATCCGCAAGCGTGGCTATGAGGTGTTCGTGTCCAGGTCATACGTGCATCATGTCGGATCGCAGACGCTCGGAGTGGCTAATTACGAGGAGGATGCAAAAAATTCTCGGGAGTGGCTTTTGGAAAATCGAAAAGATTTCGTTAATCTTGCAATGCAATAAAACGTAGTCAACTACTACGTCAACCACAATCTTATTTACACGGAGTTTTTATGCGACTCAGCATTGAGTTCAAGACCGGACGCTACGATGGGAACCTATGGTTCCGCGTCACACCTCGCATCGAGGGATCACATCGTCAACGCCTTCTAACTGTTGGCGTGTTCCTGACAGTTCTAACAATCGGCATGTTCGCCTTGGCTGGCACTATATCGCCAGACCCGATGATCAAACCAGACCAGACAGTAACCTTGTGGGGGCAACGATGAATAAGCAAGATAAACTGTTGAATGCCTATAAACTGCTGGCAATAGCAGCACAGGCATACTGGGAAGACTATTACGTCAACCACGGCCCTGACGAGAACGTAACGTACAAGCTGCACTGTGAGCTTGAGAACTGCCTACATTTAGTCAATAGCATCAAGGCATCGCAGTTTGAATACCGCGTCGTTGAGTTCACAGACCATGAGAAATATGTAGAACCTGTCCAGCGCTGGACTCTGCACAGAGTCTATGGCAATGGCGACGTGTTGCAGACAACCTATTTCTTCGACGATAAGACAGACGCCGAACGTGCCGCTAGAAATCTTAATGAGGTGTATCATGACTGACAAGCCCCTCACACGTGAGATCCCTATCTCTGTGCTCCGCAAGTGGGTGGACGACCTCGGAGTAATCGTTGACAGCATCGACAAGGCCAAGACGCTGCAGGAATGCCGTAGGGAGATGAACGAAATCTGGGAAGTGGCCTCTGCTATTGACGATGAGTATATTGAGGGGTACCGTGTCACAAAGTAAACGCGGACGACCACGTGGCCGGAAACCATGTTACAATCCAAACGTTATATTCCGAATCCCTGAAGAGCACAACAACCACCTGAAGAGCATTGCAGAGGCCGAAGGCCTAACCAAGTCGGCACTACTGCGACAACTCGTAATTGAGTACATCAATTATTACACGGAGAACAACTAATGATCTGGAACCTACACAACCACGAACGGCCGGCACCGCTGTTCCGTTATGACGACGGAGGCGACCGGTTCTATGCACGGGTTAATGACGTCGACGTTAAGTGGTACCCTTCTGTCACCCGCATCATCAAGGCGACCTCACCAACGCCCCCAGGGCTTATTGCATGGTATGCCAAGCATGGCGTCGAAGGTGCTAACCAGCTACGTGACGAAGCCGCAGACCGTGGAACACAGATGCACATCCTGTTTGAGCGGTATATGAGCGCAGTGCTAGAATACAAGGGACGGTACCCTAGTTTTATAGACTTGCATACGGAATCTGGGCATTGGGTCGGCGGTAACATTACAGACGTTGCTAAGCTGTCCGAGTTTCATTCCAAGGCCCTTATGTCATTCGATGCGTTTTATCGTCAGGATGTGGCCGAAGTCTACGCTGTTGAGATGCTACTATACAGCGACCGCCATGAGTTTGCAGGCACGTGTGACCTCGTATGCAAGCTCAATAATGGCAAAATCGCCATAATTGATTTCAAGAGCGGCACGTCGGTATACGACGACTACGCTGTCCAGCTGGAGATGTATAGGCTTGCATGGAACGAACATGCCGAAGCACACGGCTGGCCTGTCGTGACTGAGATATACAACTGGCTACCGAAGGACTGGCGAACCGATCCAACGTGGACGTGGAAACGTCAGACAGGCGAGGTAAGTCTGAACGAAATAGCCGCACGGTGCCTGCTGTTCAAATCCATGAACGGCACACTACGAACGCCACGCGAAAAAAAGATTTACACGGGAACTTTACCTGGACAAGCGACCATCGAGATTGTGCGCCCTGAAGACATCGCAAGGGCTGCCTACGAACGGCTGGCAAATAACGACGAAACACTGACTGACGACGACTGGCTTCTCTCCGTGGGCCATTCGTAAACCGTGCCGGTGTGTATTGTGGTTGATACACACCGGTGCGTATTGTTACACCAACCACACAACCCACATTTTTCACCTTTTAAGGATCACCTATCATGGGTTTTCAATCATCATCAGTAGCTACAGGAGCTACATACTTTACCCTCAGCGATGGCAAGTGCCGCATTCGCTTACGTGAGGCTACAGCAGAGTCTGTGTCTCGTGTGACGAAGGACGGCAACACCGTTCACGAATTAGTGCACGACGAATTCACAGGGCTTGTGCGGGCCATCGAGGTTGCTGATACCGACTTCGGTAAGCAGTGGCGGATCACCTTCGTCGATGCGCCCTACACCTACGTTCTCACACTCAAGTACAGCTCCAACTATGGTAAAACACTTATACAGGCGCTCTGCAATCCCGAGTGGGATGCAACGCTGGACACAACAGTCAAGCCTTACAGCTTCTCACCAAAGGACGACGCCAGCAGAGTCATCACCGGCTGCACTGTCTCACAGCGTGGAAAAAAGATCGAGCGGCTATACTGTAGTTCCATCAACCCCGTCGATGGGAAGATCATTTTACCAGATCTGGAAAAGGTCAAGGTACGCGGCCAGGAGATTTGGGACGACACAAAGCAGATGGACTTCCTACTTGCTGAGTTTCAGAATAAGGTAGCTGTTAAGCTGCAGCGCAATGATCGTATTGTTAACGTCAACGAAACGTTACCACCATCCCTAGGAGACGACGATGCAGCGCTCCCTTTCTGACGTGTGGAAGCAACTCTGTGAGCATAGCGATTCAAAAATGCTTGCCTACATTCCTATTGTACAGAACATAGCAGCACGCAAGGAAGGAAACTGCATCCAGTTAAGAATACAGGTGATACGCAACAACGTAAGATGTACCCGCACCGTTGCCTGTGGTAACTTTATCGCTTTCGTAAGTGCATTCAACAAACTGCAGGAAGAACTGGCAACGTTTATAGAATCCAACGGGGCCGTAGTGCCAGCGAAGGATCCAAACTACGATCAGCGACAAATCACGATCATCAAGAAATACCTTGACAAGAAACGTGCTGAGTACGCCGAAACCGAGCATGCGAAGAGGCTGGCACTCGAGATCCACATGAGCAAGACCATTGGCAAGGTTCGCCCTATGATTGACTACGTGCTGAACAGGTACCGACCAGTCGTAGATCAGTTCGCATACGTTAACGTATACGGACGACCAGTAGAGAAGTTTTTTTACTAACCAATAAGCAGGGTATGCCCCTGCGTGTCGGTAGTAAATACCAACACAGCAACGCCTGTGGTGGAGTTTGGAACAAGGGCCGGTTGTGGAAGGCCGGCCCTTAATTTTTACACGGGAAAACTATGAAATATGATGACTTAAATGATGGCATGGAAGGCATATACATGATTGCCAGACCATACAAATTAGACCCATCAAAGATAGAACGAGAAGATTGGAACCAATTGATTGTGAAAGTTGGTAGATCAAAAAATTTAATTAAGAGAGTTGAGAATTATCTTGAAATTGGATACCATGAAGACGAGATAGCTTGTCAATGGTTAAATGGATATAAAGAGACAGCACTGTTTGAATTGTTCTTTAAAAAGCTATTCGGTGCAATATCAATTTTAGATAAGCACAAGGGCCATGAGTGGTTTATCAGCAGAGGTATTAGATTTGAAGATACATTGGATGAGGGCCAGCGTGGGCTTGCCGAACGTGAAATGATAGATCAGTTATTCAAAGCATTTGAAAATTCATACCAACATGAACCTGTGCCATTATATGAATGGGGTATTTCATACGGTGTGAAATTGCCTGGAATGCTTTTGTCCAAACAAACTATCTGTGAATACATAAAAAAGAAAAAGAACAAAGCCAGTTATGATGATATCACTAAACACTTTGGTAAGTGTATTATATCGAAAATTTCAGAATCACTAGAATGGTATTGTCATAACATGCCGCAACGTCCCCCAGGTTATAGAGTAAGCCAGGATGCGATGCGTGCGATTTTGGGCGCAATGGTACAAGAGAAGATTTTGAGTTACGATGATGATTTAGATGTTTACGCAATTAGGAACATGTTTCATGATTTTCCACACAAAAATTGGACGGTATAATCTATGAACCTACCACTCGACATCGCCGTCTGCATTGGCGGCCCCTGTGCACAGAAGGACAAGTGCGCCCGCTGGGTTGTCTACGACAGCTTAGTAAGAGCCAAAGACGACGGCAAAACAGACTTTGACCCTCGAGTCATAATCACAACCCCACCGTTCACATACGACGATGGGTGTTTCTATTTTATGCCAACAACCAAGGATGCAGCACCATGAACCGCGATGACTTCCGCAAAGCCCTCGATGCTGAACGTGAACTAATCATCTCACGTCCTTCGCCTCTGCCCCCCTGGGCACGTCAGGCTGTCGTATACACCACAACGCTCGCCTTCGTGGCTGCAGTGGCTGGAATCGGTGCAGTAGCACTGGGGATAGCTTACGTGGCTATCAAGTTGTTAGCTTTCATAATCCTTTAACATCTACACACGGAGAATAACCACGTGCAAGTAATACGTCTATCGATAAACAAAACCGTTGTCAACAAGGCTGCAACACGTCAGGACTGGGTGGCACTAAGCGCCCAGCTCTCACCTGTCGAGATGGTCAGCGATGACATAATCAACCACCTCGTAGGTCACGGCTGGCCTATCTGCTGTGCTGACCTTCACGTCGATCAGAAGACAGGGTTTGCCAAGCGTAACGGCGATGCTTTCAAGTCTGCACAGATCGTGGGTGTCGACGTCGACAATGGCAAGCATAGCTTCGACGACATCGAGGCAGATCCCTATTTCCGCAAGTACGCTTCGTTCGCCTACACGACAGCCTCGCATACTGCAGAGAACCCACGTTATAGGGTTATGTTCATAACCGAAGAGCCCATACGCAACGCCAAAGACTACAAGGCCATCACGACGGCCCTTGCTGAACGCTTCGGAGGCGATACCAACGCACGAGATGCCGTACGCATCTGGTTCGGTGCTAAGAACGCACAGATCCATGTCTGGGGTAACATCCTGACTATGGATCAGATCGCCGACATGACAGACGGCCATGAGGAGGCACGGGATCTCGAGATTGCTTTCAACGCCTTCGGTGGTACCAAGCCTAACGTCGACCAGATCAGGGCCATGCTACGTGTCATACCTAAGCAGCAGGATCACATCCAGTGGAAGAAAGTAGTGGCAGCAGTCGCACACGCCCTGGGGGACGATAAGATGGCCGCACAGCTCCTCGAGGAGTGGTCACCGATGTCTGGAGGCCTGACATATGCCGATGTTCTCAAGAATAAGCTCACACGGGTGACCACTGCCACGCTGTACTATTACGCCAAGCTACATGGGTATGAGGTTCCCAAGGACATCATCAAACTCGAGACCAAAGACCCTACCGAGATCCTCGACAAGGTTGAATCGTACCTATCCAGTGGTTACGAGTTCCGCAAGAACGTGATCACTGGCAAAATCGAGCTCAGAGGCGACAACGATGTCAAATTTGAAGCCCTGACGGACTATTGGGTGCACTCACAGTTACGGAAGATGCGGAAGATAGGAATCAAAATCACCAAGGAGCGCATGAACGAAGTGCTCGATAGTGACTTCGTACCTAAGCATGACCCTATCAAGTCGTATTTCGAAGGTTTGGACGAGTGGAAAGCAGGCGATCGTAATTTCATCCGTGATTACGTCCAGCTACTGCCACACGATGCCGACATCGACGATGGCAAGCACAATTCGGCCGAAGTACAGCATGCGATATTCGAAATGATCATCGAGAAGTGGCTTATCGGGGCTGTGGCTGGTGCTTTAGATCACAAACCGAACCACATCATGCTAATTCTGCAGGGCGGGCAGGGGATAGGCAAGACGACCTACCTACGGCACCTATGCCCTGTTGAGCTTCGCCAAGACTATTACCATGAGGGCAGCATCTCCGATGACAAGGACGTCAAACTGATAATTGCCAGGTCTTTCATGGTCGTAGATGACGAACTGGAGAGCATGACGAAGAAACAGCACGAATCTATCAAGGCCATCATCACGTCCGACACCATGCGCCTGCGGTCCCCATACGATAAGTATGAGACGACGTACGCCAGGAGATGCTCCTTTGCCGGATCTGTCAATAGGCGAACGTTTCTCAACGACGAAACGGGATCGCGCCGGTTCCCTGTCATACCGGTAGGGGGCAACATCGACATTACCTCAATAAGGCAGTTTGACATCGACGGTCTGTGGTCGCAGGCTGTGGCCTACTATCGTGAGGGAAAACGTTACTGGTTTGATGATCGTGAGATCAGCAAGATCAACGACTGGAATAAGCACTTCGAGGTGTTGACGCAATACGACGACCTCGTGGCAAAGTACATAACGCACAGACCCGAGGGCTCAGGGGCTCATGTGCCGTTCCTGACTACATCCGAGGTGGCCTCACAGCTGGCAAACCGTGTCTACGATGAAGAGAAGATCTCCCTGCAAATCAACGATAAGTTCATCTACGGGCTTGGAAGGGCATTAGCCAAGGCCAACATACCCCGAATAGCTAAAAAGACCACCACGGGCACGCGAAGGGGCTACAACGTGATTATAGGCACGAAGAGCGGTGCTCATTCGCCATTCAACGTAGATGAGGAAGGGGAGTTCTAATGCTGTTCACACGTGACGAATTGGTCGAAATGGGGCTTCTGAGTCCGGTTGCCACACCTAGGTTGCCGGATTGCCAGAAGGTTGTCAGTTCAGACGAACAGGTGGCAACCGACCTAACCCCTTTATTTATATATATATACTTCTCTAGGTTGCTAGGTTGTAAGAATATATTAGAAGTAGAAGGAGAAATAAATGAAAAGTATAGAGTGAAAACTATAGTTTCACCCTGCAACCTAGCAACCGAGAGGATGCTGGATTTCCTCGTAAGTCAATGGTATCGTTACGGTTGCGACGATTTGACCTCGGTTGCTACGTCAGGGGGCACCTTGCAACCGGAAAACATAGATGCTGTCGTCGATGCAACCCGAGGTACGTATTTACACGACGTACTATCTGCTGATTGGGACTATTTCAAGCGGTATAAACAGCCACCAGGCGACGCGTGGGATGGCCTCCTACCCGATGACGGCCCCGACCTATCCCAATTCAACGCTACCGAGGCCAGACTTATTCCACGCCATGAGGTACTGGAGTCGGCTGTGGTCGAACGGCAAAGAGTCAAGGCAGGCAAGACCATGCTGTCCCTGATGTATGAGTACAACGTCGACGGCTACACATGGTTTGAAGGTACCGACGGACTGTGGCACTGTTACAACAACCAAGGGATGCAATGAGAGAGATAGACGATCTTGACTGGGATGCGAGCGAGCATAGGCTGCTGGATGAGTTGAAGGCTGCCAAGCGTGCCAAGGCTGCCAAGAAAGCATCAGGTGTTATACCCGAACGGGTAGTGCAGAAAGCGATTGCTGATCAACTGTGCATGCTCGGGTATATGGTTGTCCGTGTTAACAGCAGCACTCAACAGCTGGAACACGGCACACGGCTGTCCTCGTACCGCGTGGTGAACATCAACGCCACATCTGGCCACGCTGACCTGGCTGTATATCGTGACGGCCGCGCATGGATGCTAGAAGTTAAGGCTGCCAAGGGTAGGGTGTCGGAAACGCAAAACAGGTTTTCAGACTGCTGTCTGCGCTATGGCGTACCCTATGGGATCGTCAGATCTGTCGACGATGCCATCGAGTTCGTCAAAAAGAATTAGGGGGTTTTATGTTATACGAGTTGATCCTATCCGACGTATGCACACTGTGCGGTGTCACACTCGAGGATGCCTACAGTCCCACACGACGTGCTGATGTGGTACGGGCTCGGTCTATTACATGGTATATCCTAAGCAAACACTACGGGTGGACGCTAACGTCGATTGCCAAGCACAGCCAAAAACACCATGCTACGGTCTTGCACGGCATCGCCAGCATCGAGGACGCCTACCTAATGTACAGCGACGTGAGGTCTGTGGTGACTGACATACAGCAGATCAATTACGCTAGTCTTATGAGGGGCTTGTGATGTTGTGGATAAGTGGCCAACTATTAAGCATAACTTAATAGCTGAATGAACCTAACACCTTCACAAGAGGCCGAACTGAAACGTCGTGCACGTGCCATGATGGGGTGGACTGCCCTATCACGGTGGTGCTCTGTTCTGTTGAACCGTGACGTGCCAGTGAGTGAGTTGAAGGCTGACTATGCCCTCATGATCGAGAACGAACGCAACGACGTCAGGTTCCAGCTGGCACAGACACAGATCGACAAAGCCCTGTCAGGTGATAACACGATGCTGATCTGGCTGGGCAAACAACACCTAGCACAGACGGACAAGGCTGCAACGGAGGTGTCAGGCAAGACAGACATCAGGATAGTGCTGGCCCCTACACATGAGGAACCCAAGCACATTGAGGATGCCGAGATCATCGCCATAGGGCCGAAGGACGCTTCGTTGTGATTACCATCGACGCACAGCTACACGACGGCCAGAAACTAATCTTCCGCAATCGGAGGCGATTCAACACGGTCGCCTGTGGTCGTAGGTTTGGCAAGACCGTTATGGCGGAAGCCCTGCTTATCGAATCGGCTATCATGGGCAAACCGGCGGCTTACTTCGCCCCCACGTACAAGATGCTATCCGATGTGTGGAAAGCGCTGAAGACAACGTTGCATCCTATAATCACGGGTGTAAGTGAACAGGAAAAGCGCCTTACCATCGAGACGGGTGGTATCATCGACTGCTGGTCATTAGACGCCTTCGACAGTGTGCGGGGTCGTAAGTATGCACGGGTCGTCTGTGATGAGGTGGCGATGGTTAGGAACTTCATGGACGCCTGGAACGAAGCGATCCGTCCGACATTGACGGATTACAAGGGTGACGGGTATTTCTTCTCGACACCGAAGGGACGCAACGATTTCCACGCTATGTACGAACGTGCCAGACTAGATGAAACGTATGCCAGTTTCCGTATGCCTACGAGTGTGAACCCATACATTGCACAGGATGAGATAGACGCTGCACAGCGCGAACTGCCTACCGTGGTATTCAATCAGGAATACCTCGCAGAGTTTGTAGATGTGCAGGGGGCTTTGGTTAAACGTGAGATGATCACGTACGTCAACAGCGACCAAGTGCCTAGGGATCTTAAGATCGGGATGGGTGTTGACCTTGCCATCAGTAAGTCAGACACCGCTGACTATACCGCTATTGCCGTAGTGGGGTATGACAAGGACTCGGGGCGTAGGTACGTGCTGGACATGTGGAGAGGTAAGGTAGGGTTTCACGAAGTCGTCCAAGGCGTGCAAAGCCTAGCGGCAAAATGGAACCCATCGCGCATCAACATCGAGGCAGTCCAGTATCAGGTGGCAGTCGTGCAGGAACTTCTCCGCAAGACATCCCTACCTGTCAAGGCTGTCAAGCCAGACCGTGATAAGGTAACACGCTTCCACGCTTTGCTGGCAAGGTATGAGCAGCTATTGGTTACACACGTACGGGGGCTGGAGCCTTCATTCGAACAGGAACTACTTTCTTTCCCAGAGGGCAACCACGACGATATGGTGGATGCTCTCGTTTACGCTGAGATGGCGGCTGTTAAATCACAGGGTGCTGGAGTTGTTTTTTTATGAGTTTTGAACTTCACACGGGCAACTGTTTAGATGTTCTGGCTACAATGCCAGACAACTCCATCGACGCGATCGTTACCGACCCGCCCTATGGTCTGGCGTTCATGGGCAAGAAGTGGGACTACGACGTGCCAAGCGAGGAGATCTGGCGTGAATGCCTCCGTGTGCTCAAACCTGGTGGGCATTTGTTAGCCTTCGCAGGAACACGAACACAGCACCGTATGGCAGTGCGCATCGAGGATGCAGGGTTTGAGATACGCGATATGATTGCTTGGGTGTATGGCAGCGGTTTCCCGAAGTCGCACGATATAAGCAAGGCGATTGATAAGGCGGCAGGGGCCGAACGTGAGGACGACCCACATCAGAAGCGCAAAACCAAGCAAAGAAACGCCTTATCGGATGGTTGCGCCGCTGTTATTTGTGGTGTTTGCAACAAATCGCGCAATGGCACATCATGCAAATGCCCGCTGCCCGCCCCCGCCACCGAAGCCGCCCGTCAATGGCAAGGCTGGGGCACTGCGCTTAAACCTGCGCTGGAGCCTATCACCGTTGCACGTAAGCCGTTCACGGGAACGGTAGCGGCGAACGTACTGCAATGGGGGACGGGTGGGGTGAATGTGGATGGGTGCAGGGTGGGATACATAAATGATAACGACAAAGAAAAAGCCGGTTTTCATGGGAGGTCAGCAGAAGCTGCAGCAAATAGCAATTTTGGGCAACTAAAAACTGGATTTGCAGAATCTGAAGATTTCAACCATAGGGCCGGCCGCTTCCCCGCCAACCTTATCCACGACGGGAGTGATGAGGTGGTGGGGATGTTTCCGGTGACGGGAAAAAGCAGCGGTAGGGATAGCAGAGGTCGTGTCCACCAAGCTTTTACAGACGACGCTCGCCAGTCTATTCGCGATGACGTACACGAAGGCTTTGGCGACTCCGGCTCCGCAGCCCGTTTCTTCTACTGCGCCAAAGCGAGCAAGCGAGACAGGGACGAGGGGTGCGAGGGGTTGGAGGCAAAGCAGGTTTTTGGGGATGAAGGAGGAACAGACCAAGGCTTGAGTGATAGTAAAAAGCCAAGCTGCAACCACCACCCCACCGTCAAACCTACCGATCTCATGCGCTATCTGTGCAGGCTGGTAACACCACCAAACGGAACAGTTCTCGACCCTTTCATGGGCAGCGGTTCCACAGGCAAGGCTGCCATCTTGGAAGGTTTGCAGTTTATCGGAATTGACATGACACCCGAATACGTAGATATAGCACGTGCACGGATTGAGCACGCTTTCAAGAACAAACAAAACACTTTGGACTTATGAGCATACTAACTCGGATTAAGCAGTATATCTCCCCTACTGGTGAGGTCGCACAGAACGACCTACCTATACCAGTGACGGAGTTGTGGAACAAGCATAACTTCACACCTATCGTCAACTGGCGTGGTGCTTACCAGATGTGGAAGGCGAACCCTGTGGCTGTGGCGTGCACTCTGACGTATTCGCTGATGATGCCGGAAGCACAGATCGGTGTGATCACTCCCAACGGTTACGACTTCGAAAGCCCTATCGTGGGGATGCTAACACGTAATCAGTGGCGTGTGACCTTTGGTGAGATCATGACGATCCTGTGCATTGGTGGTAATGCCTATGGGTATAAGCTACGCAACGCCTCGGGTGCTATCATCGGCATGCGCTGGTATTCAGATAAGAACTTCGCCCCTGTCAACGATGGTTACGGCGACGTTGAACACTACCTATACTACGATGGACAGGTAGCGTACACAGTACGCAAGGAAGACGTCGTTCACATTCAGGGCTTCTGGTACGATCCCGAGAAAACACTTGGTGGTGGTAGCCCTGTTGAGTTAGCAGCGCAGTCTATCGAGGGGTATAACGAAGCTACGTCG